ACAACAAGCCTAAACGCACCCCTAAGCACCCTAAGAAATCACATGTCGTGTTAGCCAAAGAGGGTGACACAATTAAGATGATACGTTTTGGTGAGCAGGGAGCTTCCACAGCAGGTAAGCCTAAAGAGGGTGAATCAGACAAGATGAAAAAGAAACGTGCATCATTTAAAGCACGACATGGGAAAAACATTGCTCGTGGCAAGCTAAGTGCTGCATACTGGGCTGACAAAGTTAAATGGTAATAAGGGGAATATAAGATGGGTCGTAGAACAGGATTAGGTGGAGTATTAAATGTAAGTAGTACTATTGCTAAAGCACTTGCAGCAGCTAAAAAGAAAGCTAAGGAAGCTGCAGATAAAGTAAAGAATTTAAATAAACAAAGAAATGCAAAGGGTAATGCTACTAATTACATTACTAAGACAAGTCCGAATCAAGATAAAGTACCTGTAGATAAACAACAAAGATTTAAAAATGCTATAATAAATACAAGACTACAGGATATTGCTATAGGTACAGCTTTAGTGGCAACAGCAACTGCTATGTCTAAAGATAAGAAGCTAGAAAAGAAAGCTAACACAGCCTATTCTAATGATGCTAATACATTTACCTTTAATAAGAAAAAGTATAAGACCCCAACTAAGGCTGTGCTAAATAAAGTAGCACCACCTAAAAAGAAATCAAAGCCACCTGAGCCACCTAAGAGTAGACCTAAAGATAAAACAAAACAACTTATGATGAAAGAGGGTAAAACTAAGAAAGACTCTAATGTAAAGTTTAATTCTGAAGTTAAGAAGAGGAAAAATTAATGGACAAGAACGCAAAAACTTTTACTAAAGGTTTACAGGATAAATATGGCACTAGTAAATACGTACAAGAAATGCAAGAGTTAAAGTTTGAATTAAATCAAAACAAAGAGAACGATAGAACTTCTATATTTACATCTAAAGAAAAAATGCAAGCCATTAATCTTTTAGCAAAGCAGAAGGCAGATTTAGAAAAACAGATAAAAGATAAAGAGCTTAATGCAGCAGCAACTAAATCAAAAGGTGGTGCAATTACTAAGAACAGAAAAGGTGGCAACGACTACCGTAAGGGTGGCTACGTGCTATCAACTGTAGATAACAGAAAGAAGATGAGCAAATGATGGGCAAGGGTAAAAAAAACAAGGGTGGCTTAACTATTATTATTATGGGTGGCTCTCCTAAAGTTAAAGGTAAAATGAAAAAACCTGAGATGGCATACGGTGGAAGCGTAGGTGGTAAGAAACATATGTACGCTGGAGGTGGCTCAGTCACAGATAATGCAGGGCTACGTGCTCTCAAGAAAGCTAGTCCTGAAGCCTACATGAATATAAAAAATGGCTAAGACACGTAACTATAAAAAAGAGTATGCTAACTACCATGCCAAGCCTTTACAAAAGGTGAATAGAGCAGGTAGGAATAAAGCTCGTAAAATTGTAATGAAAACAGGTGGAGCAGCAAAAGCTGTAGGAAATGACGTTCATCATAAGAATGGCAATCCACGTGATAATAGAATTGGTAATTTATCTGTAGCAACTAAAGCTACTAATCGTTCTTTCGCTAGAACACGTAAGGCTAAGAAACTTGTGAGGACTTCCTAATGATTAAAAAGAAACCTATGGCTAAATCTAAGAAAATGAACATGGGTGGCTACGGAACTGCTACAAAGAAAATGTCTGTAGCTAAACCTAAAGCCACTAAAATGATGGGTGGTGGTTACGCAATGAAGAAAAAGAAGTAGACATGAAAGGTGTAAAACATTATCTAAAGGATGGAACTGTGTGGACAGGTGGTATGCACAAGATGAAAGATGGTTCTTTGCATACAGGTAAGACACACACTAAGTCTAGTAAGAAGTTACTACACTATGGTGACTTGAGTAAGACAGCATTAAAGAAGTTGAAAAATGGCGATAAAAACAAAAAGCAAAGTTAATGCAGCTGGGAATTACACCAAGCCTTCATTACGTAAGAACATATTCAACCGTGTTAAAGCAGGTGGTAAGGGAGGTTCTCCCGGTCAATGGTCAGCCAGAAAAGCACAGATGGTGGCTAAAGCCTACAAAGCAAAGGGTGGAGGATATCGTGGATAAAGAAAAGTGTGAGACATGCACATGCTATGAATGTGACTGCGATGAATGTACATGCGAATGTCATGAAGAAGCAGTAGCAGAAAAAGGTAATGATTGAGTTTGTCCTTGTGTTTATGATGGGATTAAAAGTTATAGACCAAACACAAACCTTTGAAGATATAGATAGATGCTTATACTTTGCAGAACGACTACATAGGCAACCGTCTATACCACAGAAGCAAGGAGCTAATTTACAGATAACTGCATACTGCAAACCTATAAGGAAAAAATAATGGACCCATTGACTATAAGCCTTGCAGTTGGAGTAGCATCTAAAGCGTTTAGTGCAATTAAACAAGGCTTTGCTGTAGGCAGAGACCTAGAGCAGATGTCAGGGGATGTAAGTCGTTGGATGGGAGCAGCTTCAGATGTGGACAACGCACAGAAGCAAGCTAAGAACCCGGGGATATTTGGTAAGGTCTTTGGAGCAGGTAGTGTAGAATCAATGGCTCTAGAAGCCTATGCTGCTAAAAAGAAACTAGAAGAACAACGGTATGAACTAAAGATGTACCTAAACATGACACAAGGACCACAAGCGTATGATGAACTCTTAGAGATGGAAGGTCAGATACGTAAGGAACGACAGGCTACTATATATAAGCAACAGAAGCTTAGAAAACAAATAGGTGAAGCTATAGCAATACTTTTTGTAGTGGCTATAATAGGTGGCTTCTTAGCCTTATTAGGAACAGTGTATATTAATAGAGCAGAAGCCGATGGACTTATTGAAAGTAACATAAGTATTAGTAAAGTAGAATAGTGCAATCAAGTAGCCCATGTGTGGGTATCTGCAAACTAGAAGATACTATTTGTATAGGTTGTAATAGAACAATAGAAGAGATTAAGGAAGCTTATGAAAGCACCACAAAAATCACTAGCGAATTGGACAAAGCAGAAGTGGAGAACTAAGAGTGGCAAGCCTAGTACACAAGGGTCAAAGGCTACAGGTGAGCGTTATCTCCCTACGAAGGCGATTAAAGCTTTATCTAGTGCAGAATACTCAGCCAGTTCGGCTGCTAAACGTAAAGCAAGTGCAGCAGGTAAACAAGTATCTAAACAGCCACGTAAGATTGCACAAAAAACGAAGAGGTTCAGATGAAACTAAGGACATACTTAATATACTTGGATATAGCTAAACCATTTCTAAAGATAGGTAATTATTTCTATAATAAACATGTAAAGTCATTACACAAGTTTCAAGGTAGAGTTTAGTGGTTACAGTTGAGCAATTTCTTAAATGGAAAGTGCTACCAAGATTTATGATGCTTGCAAGTACAATGATGTCATGGAGATGTGCTGAATGGTTTATGGACTTAGATAATCCAACAGCAGCTCAGTCAGCTTTTGTATCAGTGGTTATGGGTGTGATGACAGGTGTCTTTGGCATTTGGATGGGTCATGAACATAGAGGAGAAGATAATGTTAGGAGCACTAATAGGACCAATCGCAAGCCTAGCTAGTTCATGGATGGACAGTAAGGTTGAGAAGGTCAAAGCCGATGGACAGGCAAAGGTAGCACAAGCTAGAGCTAAAGCAGTTGTAGCTGAGAAAGTTGCTACAGGTGAAGTCGCATGGGAGAAGTCTATGGCAGATTCCACAGATAATTCATGGAAAGACGAATTTGCATTGACAGTATTACTTTTACCTGCTATACTTGTATTTATACCTAGCATGACAGAATATGTAAGAGTAGGGTTTGAGGTACTTAATACACTACCTGAATGGTATCAGTATCTTTTATTTATAGCTATATCAGCATCATTTGGAATTAAGGGTGCAGGACAAGCAATGAAACTAATGGGGAAGAAATAATGAGTAAAGATAAAATTATCCGAGCAAGTGATAACTCTGCTGTTAAAAGACTTGTAAAAAAATATTTTGGCATAAAGTATTTAAAAGAAATAACAGACAAAGAGTTACAACAGATGCGTGACCAACCTGCAAGCGTATTTGGAAAGCTAAAAAATATGGGTAAAGTAGATGGGGAAAGAGCTAGACGAAAAAATCTTACAGAGAAAGCATACAAAGATGCAATTTTAAGAGATTTTACTAAGGTTGGAGGAAAATACGGCAGTAGTGTTGGTCGTGAAGCTAGAGAAGTTAAAGCCAATATAGCTAGACTAACTAAGGGTACGAAAATAGGTAGCAAGACAACAAAAAAGAAAAAGAAATAAAATGAATTTAATTAAACTACAGGATGAAATAGCTAATGACGAAGGTGTTAAGTATGAAACCTATAGATGTTCACTAGGACATTTAACAGGGGGAATAGGACACTTAATCACAGATTGGGATGAAGAAATATATGCTGGACCTGTAGGAACAAAGATACCACATGAACAAGTGGATACATGGTTTGCGAAAGACATAGGAACAACTATAAAAGATTGTAACCTAATATTCTCGCAATTTGATGACCTACCTGATGAGATACAACATGTACTAGCTAACATGTGTTTTCAATTAGGTAGACCAAGACTGTCTAAGTTTAAGAATCTAATTGCAGCTGTCAATGATTTAGATTGGGCAAGTATGTCAGATGAGATGGAAGACAGTAATTGGTATAAGCAGACAACTAATCGTGCCGATAGATTAATAGCACGTGTGGATAGACAACTTGTTAGGGAGTTACCTT